TCTTGATAATTACAGCAAGGGTGTAAAGAAAAGAATTAACAATCTCGTAGGAAGAATGCGAGAAATGGAAAGACTTTATGAAGCCACTCAAAAAGAAAATGAGGATCTTAAAAAGAAATATAGCAGCGTAGGTAAAGGCTACGTATCAGAATTTGAGGGTAGAGTTACATCTGCCGTAGATGCAGCTAAAGCTAAACTTAAAAAAGCAATTGAAGATAATGATACTGAAGCACAGGTAACTGCTCAAGAACAGTTAGCTGCCGCTAAAGCAGATTCAGTTAGATTGGCTAATTTAAAAGCATCTCAAAAAAGAGATGAAGAAAATTTAAAAGCAGTTCAAGCTCAACAAGAAAATCAACCACAGCAACAACAAGCTGCCGTTGATTATAAGGCAGAAGCGTGGGCAGCAGACAACACCTGGTTTGGTCAAGACAGAGCTATGACAGCTACTGCGATGTCCTATCACGATCAGTTGATGCAAGAAGGATTTGACCCAACGAGTGATGACTATTATAATGAAATAGATTCTTATATAAGAAAAGAGTTTCCTCAGAAGTTTAATGATGCTAAAGAGGATAAACAACCCGAAACGAAACAGCCCGTTCAGACTGTTGCGTCGGCCGTACGAAAAACTAAATCTGGACGCCGAGTCGTGAAGCTCACACCTTCACAAGTTGCAATAGCTAAAAGACTCAATGTGCCATTAGAAGAATACGCAAAACACGTGAAGGAGGCGTAATATGACTACAGAAAAAGTAAACAAAACCTCACGCAAGCTCGATACTCGAGAAACAAAAGCTCGTGCTAGAGGATGGGTACCACCATCTAGTCTAGATGCACCAGAACCACCTGAAGGTTTTCACCACAGATGGGTAAGAGCCGAGTACCGTGGTCAACAAGACGAGAAAAACGTCATGGGTAGACTGCGAAGTGGATACGAACCAGTTATGGCTAGTGAGTATCCCGATAGAGTGGATTTACCATCTATCGCTGAGGGCAAATGGAAAGGTGTTATAGGAGTAGGAGGTCTGATACTGATGAGATGTCCAATTGAAGTCAAGGAAGATAGGGATGCCTATTTTGCTGGCAAAACGACAGATCAAAATAAATCAGTTGAAAACGACCTACATAAGGACGAGCATCCAGCAATGCCAATCCATCAGGATAGGCAAAGCAGAGTAACGTTTGGAGGCAACAAAAAGTCTTAATGGTTAAGATTCAAGTTCCTCCACCAATTATAGGAGACTAATATGGCTAATATAGACTCGCCATTCGGATTACGTCCTATTGCGAAATTGGGTTCAGTTCCAGGAGGAACTACAGGAACAACTAAATACTCCGTTGCGGATAACCAAGGTACAGCGATCTTCACTGGCGATCCCGTCAAATATAAAAATGATGGTACAGTTGAAGTAGCTACTGCAGGCGATCCTATATGTGGTGTATTCATGGGTTGTTTCTATACAGATCCAACAACGAAGAAACCGACGTTCCGAGATCATTTCCCAGCGTCCCTCTCACCAGGAGACGGGATTGCATTTGTAGCCGACGACCCAAATCAACTGTTTATCTGTCAAC